TTCGTTGCGTTTTCCTCGACGATTGCGCTGGTAACGTTGTCAAGATTTTTTAATGCCGATATTATCGCAGGTACCGAAGACCCACCGGTCACCTGTACCTCTTTATACCGTGCTCTCAGGTCTGCGTCTGTTTCTATTTCCTGCCCCCCTGTTGTTGCCAGCGGATTTGACACGGCATCGATTCCGGTAAATGGATTTGTCAGCTCGTTTATTGACCCGGCTGGCACGATGCCCTCCTCGCCAGCCACAACTGCCTGTATTGTCAACGTCGTAACCCCACCGGTTACAACGCCGGAAGAAACATTTGTAAACTGTATCCCCTGTGATGTCTGAGCTGTCAGTGCTCCAGCCGTCACTGTTGTTCCGTCTGTACCTGACGCCGACAATGACCCATTAGCTTGCTGCGCGCCACGACGAGACACGCCACCGAGAGCGACAACCCGATCAAGAGATACACCCTCTGCGGTATCTATATACATGGAATAATAGACATCTTCCATGCTGTCCCATGTGTCCGACACCGCTTGACTCATAAGCTGCACAAACTGGCCGACCTCTCCATATACAGATAGGTCAATGTTATTTCCAAACTTCACACGGGCCTCAGTTTCAAGCTCCGCCAGTATTTCATCTTGAGTTTTTTTTACGAACCCAGCATCTGTAATTCCGCTCATATTGTCACCGTAAAAATTCCCTCTGTTGACTCAAGGTTTAATGTCGCTGATATTGTCCTTGATGAGTTGTCATACTCAACATTAAATGTTATTATACGTTTTATTCTACTATCCGATAAAACCTGTCTCCTTACTGCCCGTGAATATCTCTCTTTCAGAAAAGTTCTGTTGTTGAATAATCCGAGATAATCAATACCATTATCAGGAGCCAGAAACCACTCGCCGAACCACAGCTTTAATCTGTTCTCGGTTAGTTGAGCAAGAGCGTCTAACCCTGTCAGGGTTTCAAGCCGACCTCCAGAAAGTACAAAATCGTTATCCGTGACCTTTAAGGTTTTTACTCCCATTATTGCCCCTTCGATTTTGTCTGACCTGCGTCTGATATTTCGACTGGCCCAGAAACAGGACTGCCAGGAACAGGAGGAGGACCAGTCAATGTTCCGATTGCAACCATATTCCCGAAGTCTTCTACTCTCATGACCTCCGAGCCCTCGCTTTTTGTTTTAGTTGCTGTCGCGTTAATGGCTTGCGGTGCTGTAGTTTGCACCGATCCTGCGACCATTCCCGGCGCATTTCCACCGGAAAACGTGTATTGCAATGGAGTTTTATACACTCCATTACCATCACAGTCAAAAACGGTTGACGGTACCGATGTGATGGAAAAAGAACCTCCTGATATAGTTGACCCAGCTTTATGGTTCAATGTACATCCGTCTACTGCTATGTTTTTGAGCGGCACTATGTAACCTCAAGATTCCCGTCGTTTACATCAAATTTTGTGTCATCGAGTTTCATTTTTTTCCCAGATATTTCAAACAATACTTCATCACTCTGTATTTTTGCATATTCAGTGTTGTCTTTTTTGCACAGTATTCCGTTGTCTCCAATCTCAACCTCATTCTGATTTGTTTTGAAAACTATTTTATCGTCAGAAAAAACCATGTAGCTGTTTCCGTCTTTATGTCCTATCAATAGACCATCCTCTGAGTCAAATTCAGACGGTGCAGAAAAATTATTTTTTGCAATGCCATTTACAACGCATGCATTTTCAAGGCTAAACTTTTTGTCACTCGCCGCCCTCGTGTTCCCATCAAGCGAATTACTAATGTCATTAGTTGCAAACGTTACCCACACATAGTCGCCCCGCTCATATTCAGGGCGAACATAAAAACCACCGGCATGTAAAAAACTAACCGGTACATCTGACAATACTGGATAATCAGTTTCATCGCCGAGTGAGTTTTTTAATTTTAATAACGGTTTGACGTCAGCTCTCATTTTTCCCTTTTCAAATTTTTCGATGGTTGCAACGAGACCAACCTGCATTGATTGCGCTCTGTCATTCCAGTAGTCATCTATCAATTCTGAAAAACTCATTGTACGACCTCAAACTCACAAAACGCTTTTTCAAATGTTGAGAAAATTTTTTTGCCGTTTATTATTTTGAACGTGTTGTCAATGTTCCTTGATTCAATATGAACATAATCTCCCAGGTTAATGGCAAAGAAAAATAACGTTTTTATTTTGTATCCCCTGTTTGTCTTTTGCGGCGTCTCAATCAATCCCGTATTTGGAGTCAGTCTGTAAACTCGCTGTTGATTTCTCTCAGTTTTTGGCTGTATTTTTATGGTCCCGTTTTTGAAATAAAACTCAGAATCCGTGTCCCTTACCAACTGCAACAACGATGTGCGAAACCGCGTTGCAGTAAATGTTTTATACGTCTTGTCAGCTTGAACAGTGACCGACGTTGTTGACAATCCGGCAGCGTTTATAATCGCTGTTATAATATCAGACGCTCTCATGTTACGGTACGTCTCGTTTATAATTGCATTTTGCCACTTCGACGTTTTATCAGACACTTTACATTCAAGAACCTTATCAATACTGTCGCTTTTAAAGCTAAAATCATATATCTCTCCAATGACACACGTACCGTTGTCATCTTTATATCCGGCTGAAACGGTAATATTTGCATTCTGTTTGTTGCGACCCGATCCTGTCGGTTCACATGCCTCAACAGTTTCAGGGGCAGGATTATAAAGCTTAACAACAGTCTGAGATGGGACGTTCAGTTTTAGCGTCTGTTCAAAATCGATCGAGAACGGCGGGTAGTTGAAAACCCTGTTCCCGATTGTCAGCTCGCATACTCTGTTATATAATTCTGCCATATCACACCAGGTATAAAAATACAGTGTCTCCCAAATTGTCACTTGTCACAGACGTATCATCAATTGACATGGTTGACAATAGATCATCAACACTAAACGCTACAATGTCCTGATCCATGTCTATACCATCAACAACCGCATGGTATAATGGTGATCCGTAGACAATCTTTGTCGTATATAGTACATTTTGATCTTCGTCTTTTATTGCCATTATTATTCTGTCAATTTTATCGTTGAGTCTAAACTCAAATATATACTCATTGCCAATCTCAAATATTTTTGAAACAGGTAGTTCGCTTGCCGTAACTGGTAAATATGTCAGATCAAAACTCATCAGAATAAACTCTTAGCCCATGATTTACTTGCTCCGCCAGCCGTCGAAGCCGGACTATTTGCGTTTGACTGAGTAGTTTGAGATTTTGTCGCTGTCTTGCCTTTCGGCTGAGTTGACTGAACATTGACATCAGTTTCTACTGATTCAGCTATTGTTATTTTTGACAACGTTATGGAAACAGTAACTCCGCTGCCTGTGTTTAATTGCCTGCGCCTACTTATGCTCTCGATGACAACGTTCTCTATATCTGTTTCATGGCCGTAATAGGTCAAAACAGTTTTGTTATCTATCCAACCGGATATTATTTCAAAACGTTCCTCTATTGTTTTATTAAAAAACGATGTCGGATTCAGTGCGTCAAAATCGTCATCTGTCAGTATTGCCTCAAAAGTAAATTTTCCGGGGCGACTTGCGACGTGGTCTGTTACGTCAGCACCGTCTTCTATTGCATGGCGGGTAACGTCAACAAAATCAGAATCATTTATCGTGGTAGTTACGTTGAGAACAACATCGTCAGAATCATCAGATAAAAAAGCCCTCGTTCTTATTCCTGAAACTGCATTACTTATTTCTTGCTTAATCGCTGGCATTATGTGACCTCAAGGCCCATCTCAGCACGGAATATATTTCTTGACAGCTCATTTAAGGCATCGAGCACAGACTCGCGGACTTTATCAGCGATAGTATCCGGCGACGTTCCCCCGGTTGTATTTACGGTTATGTTAAGATTTTCAACCATACTACCGATTGATTGCATCGATGGCGTCATCGCTCCAGCAGATTGACTGAGCGTATCGGTTGACACGATAGTACCTGACTGATCCGGCACGAACAATTCGGGACCGGACTCACCTACAAGATATTGCTGTCCACGGACAACGGGGCCACCCTGTTCTCGTGCCTCCACTTGCGGGATAAGCTGCATGAAGACCTTTCCAATTTTTGAGTTTTTTAGCCACTCAGTCGCACCTTTTACAAACTCTTTAATCTTGCCAGGGATGTCATTGAATAATTCAAGCACTCCATTTATCGCCTGTCCAATCCGATTGTGAAACCTCTGAAACCAATCTATCACAGCTTGAATCCGATTTGTTATTGAATCAAACGTCCTTCCAAACCACATACCTATGCTGTCCATTATAGATTGTATTTTACCGTGGAATTTGCCGAATATTTTTTGCACAGATTTTATAAAACCTTTTATCTGTTTTATAGATTCCTTTATCTCTTTTTTATCTATTCCGATTACTGCCGATAAAGACAGGTTTTCAGAAAAGAATTCTTTTATAATGTTCGCGACAGACTCAAAACCATTTTTAACGCTTTTTGGTATGTTCTTTATAAAATCAATCACAGACTGGACTGTTATTTTTATTGATTCAAAAGTTTCATCAAACCATACTGCAATACTGCTCAATACATCTATTATTCCATCATGGAAGTCTTTGAAAAAATCTAATACCGATTTTATGAAATCTTTAATAATTCTCAAACCCTCTTGAAATGTCTTAGGGTCAATGTTTAATATTTCAGCCGTGAATGATTCTCCGCCCTTGAAAAATGTGATCAAGTCTTCAACGGCAAGAGTTATAAGCGCTATTCCAGCGGCAACGGCGGCGGCGATCGCGATAAACGGTAAAAGCGGCAGTATGAGACCCCACGCGGCAACAGCGGCGGCCTTTAACGCAAGGACAAGGCCAACTCCAATCAACGGAGTTAATGTAATTACCGCCAACTTCAAAACAATGAGACCCTCCTCAGTCTCACCGAGAAACCTCAATACTCTATTTGCAATTTTTAACAGAGGCTTCAATCCTGCGGCGACTATCTCACCCAATCGTTCTTTAATATTCCCCCACTGACTGGCCCCAACATCCAACAGCGCGTTGGTTGTTTCCATTGTCCTGTTATATTGTTTCTGTATCTCGAGTTGTTCTTTTTGCATTATATCAACGATAAACAATTCACGTTTCTTTTTTGTTGCCTCATCATATCCGGCCCCGAGCTCTCTAAATGCGTCCATATGTTTTGATAGTATGGCATTTTGTTTAATGAACCTCGTTGATCCGGTTGCCACATCCTGAGCAATGCCCTGAAACATTGACCCGAGATCATCACCAGTAATAGCCGCCAATTTTTGCATAGAGCCCATTGAACCACGTAGCATATCAACAGACGCTCCGTATTTTAAAGCCTGATTTATTGCAAACGACATATCACCCTCGTTCGACAATCCCTGGCTCGCTGCAATTGCGGCATCCATAGATGATTTTAGTTCTGGATATGCGTTCCCTGCAAGATTCTGAAGTCGTACCTGTTGAGTCTCAAGAGCAGCCGCTGCGTCGAGTGATGCGGATGCGAGAGAATGCAGAGCAGCAATAACAGCGGCACCACCAAGAGCCCTAAGTCCATCTTGCAGAGAAAATGCGGACTCAACGCCCTCATCCATGCTGTCATTTATTTTGTCAACGTCTTTCGATGCCTTGTCTTTGAACTCAAAGACGCCGACAACTTTCCGCAGTATTTCAGACATTATTTGATTTTCTCATCCCTGATTTTTTTATCAATGGCCGCATTGCATTCCATTATTTCATATTGATCCATCTCTGACGCCTCTGTATATGTTAGTGCGCCCGATAAAATCGGACGCCAGAACCACCAGTTACTATTTGCCTCTTTACGGAAAAACCCACGGTCACTAATGCTAATATGATGCCGCAAAATCTCCCGAAGATCGGCACTGTTATTTACTTTTAAATTTTTCTCCCTCTTTAATGTTCCCTCTAAAAAACCGTGGGAGTATAGACTCCCACGCCTCCAGATCATCAAAAGGTATAGAGTCAAGGTCGAGCTTGTTTCCTTCTTCAGGGAAAACGACATGCTCAAATGAAAAGTCAAGCAAAGGCTCCATGTCAATAGAGCCCTTGCCGTTCTCGTCAAAACTGAAAAATGTTTTCTTCAGCTTTATCCACTCCCTGTTTCCGGGGTGCTGTAATTTGTATTTTTTACCGTTAAGTGTGATGTTTGTCTGTATCATAATCTACCTCTACAAGTGAGACTTAAGAAGATCGGCACACATGACGACCCATTCGACCATTGACTCTTCCGCTGCAAACTCAATATCCGGATCGGTATTGACCCACGCCTCCGCACTCGTGCATATAAAACTACTCGTACTGTTGTTTTTTACAAGAGCTGGAAACGTTGCCGGATTGTTTTTTAATCCGTCTAAAATTTTATTAGATGGACTCGTCGCTTTCAGCGTGAATGTAATTGTGCCAGTTTCGTTGTTGTTTTTTGTTCGTGCACTCTCGCCGTATGCTCCGACGTGCATTTTATATATCTCGTTGTCAGCCCGTGCGATGGTGATAAACGTCCCATCTGCAAAACCGGAAATTGCAATGCCTGACAGAGAGATCGTGACCTCTTTGGGGTTATATGTTCCGAGAAAAGAACTCGCCATTTTTTATCTCCTTATACCGTGATCTTACCTGTAACAATCGCCTTATGTATTGCCCCGGCGGTTGTGTACTGGAATTTAATATCTCTCAGCGTTCTGGTTGCTCTGTCATTCACAGCAGTTTCCGAACGCTGCGGAACTGTTACCTGATAGATATAAACTTTATCGTCAGAAATTTCGAGATCATCTTCACTGACAGCGGCAGCGATGAGACCATTGTCACCGGCCCTCTTCATGACATCTCTGACAACACCCTCCACTTGAGCGATACCAGTATCATCATAAGGAATTTTATCATTCCGAAGGAATAAACCAAGCAATCCTATTTTTAACTGGTCCTCAACCCAGTCCTGACCGTGGATGATGTCAATGTATTCGCCTGACGTTGTTATGCCCTCATTAACAAACGTGACTCCCTTCTGTTCCTGCAACGCCTGACCGTTGTTCGTCCGTATCGTGTTTAGCTGAGAGCTTGTAAACGTTGATGCGTTCTGACCAGATAATACTTTCCACTTCCACGTTGCAGCACCGGGAGTCAGAGGGATAACGCGACCGACCCATGCACATTCGGGAAAGTCAGTAGCGTCATTGTCGTGCAACAGGTACGATTCCCGGTCAACGTTACGATCGGTCAAAGATGTTATGTCCGATGAGCAACCAAAGAAAAATTTACTGTTGCTATTCGCCCACGTTCCGACAGCCTGTAAATCAGTTTTAGATCGTGAGTCAATGCAGACGGTGTACCACGAGTCATCTGTTCCGCGTAATGATGTCAACGCCTCAACGTATGTCGCAGACGAAGCCTTTCGAACAACCTTGACGATTGACGGTCGCGGTGACTGTGCCAGCATTGCAGACGCCATTTTATACTCGTTGTCATTTGACGTATAGCCTGCGTCAGTAAGGTCGGTCAATTCACTTGCTGTTATAATCCCGGACGCAGCGGCACCGGAACCAATAACAAGCGGATCAAACGATCGTTGCGTAAGCCCGACCGTGCCCCTTGAAATGTTTATGGTGATATCGTTGATAAAAGCCATTTCATGTCTCCTGTATTGTTATATCTGACTTTTCTACTCCGTCTATTGTCGGAGTTACGTCTATTTTTTCTACTGCCTCTATTGTCTGAGTATATGCTCCGTTATAAACAAATCGAACATCAAAACCATAACGTGACTCATGGTACGCATCCAAAAACAATGTCCGATCCTGTACCTGGTTGTCGATCAATTGACAGACTATTCCCCGAGCCTTGCAGAATCCTATTCCATCAATTGACTTAAACCACTGCATAACCTGAGCAGAATAACTTTTGATTCGATCAACGCGCTCTTTGTCCATGAAATTGAGAGAGTACGTTTCATCAGAGTGTTCATATAAAACAACGTCAGAATTTGTCGGATCAATGCTGTTCTCCTCTACTAATCTATAATTCTGGTGCGCTGACTCGTTGTTCATATTGATATTCTTATACGTTATGAACGGATACCTGGGAGGCTGGCCCCTCTGGTCTGATCTGATAATCAACACATCAATGTACTCTGACAGACGATTGAATATTTGTTTTACCGTTGTTTCCGGTATCACGTTATGGCCTCTTTCTTCCCCAAATATGCGGCGAACCCGCCGTCAAAATTCCTGTCTGTTAATTCAGTTATGCGAAAACGATCAGACTGAAAAATTACAATATCGTCTTTGTTCAATGTCCCAGAACCGAGTTCATAAAATTTTCTGTCCTGGTGATTATAAGCCCCTTCTGGTAAATATCGTAGCTCCTTAAACGTCAGAGGAAACACGCCAAGATTTTTTGTGTCATCTGTTGTTATCTCTACATACTCGCCTGAAACATACGTACCGGAAACCGTCTCTACCGTGCATTGTCTCAAGTGCTTTTTTATCGCTGTATAGACTCCAGTTATCATGTAATTTCATGCTTGACAGAATTGAGTAAGTGACCTGAGTCTATTAGCGTGCTTGTTTTTCCACCTTTTTGTTCAGTCGTAAACGGATGATTTGCTGGTTGAATGTTTGACTTGATTTTCTTCTTTATCTGCGCTGCCATTTTTGTGCCGAGAGCATTCAACGCCGTGTCAACGGATTCTTTCATGTCTAAAATATTTTGAGCAAATTTAAAAGACTGTTTCACAGCATTCTTGTCATCAAAAGTTGAGCGGAGAAAAGACCTCTCTGGTATGTTTATATGTGTTGTATCTTTTTTCAGATGAAATCCTTTTGCTCCCAAGTACCCACGCATTTTTTTAGTAACAGGTATTTTCACTCCCCATTCGTTGACGGAGGCAATCAAAGATATTTCCTCGCCGAATGCGCCGACCTCAACAGTTTTTCCAGAAACGCTTTTCAGTCTCTTTTTCAGCTCCGGTATTCTGTTTGTCTCATCTTTAATCATAGTATCCTACACGCGAGGCCATCAATAGTCACCTTGACCTGATGATACATGCGCTCCCATTTGCTCGTATAAAGTCCAGAAACATCACCGGCAGAAACCCCACCGTATGAGACAGAGACGTCTGAAACTGATTCGCTCTGAACATCCCCAAGAATGAAACCATTTGTAAAAAGCAGGTGCGCCGTTTTATACAGTTGCAAAATTGAAAATTTGTAATGGTTAACAGCGACCCCCTCGTTTTTTACAATAACAGAAGCCTGTGATAAATAAAAAGACAATGTTTCATCGGCGACACCGGTTAAAGCATCGCCGAGCATTGTCTTTAAATTATCAACCGTAGCTTCGGACATTAAATTCCCTTGCCGATATAAGCACCGGCGGGATGTCTGAACAATACGCCGCCGTATGACTCAACAACTGCCTGTTCCATCGTCCTGACTATGTCATAAACAGGGTCAAGTAATTTGATATCATCAACGATTGCAAGCTCTACTACCTCAGGGTCAGTATCAAGAACCATGAAATAATCAACAGTGTCACCGTTGTTGGTTGCCTGCATAACACGGCTGGTAAATATATTTTCAAAATACATCCCGTTCGTGTTGATCCAATCCAGCACAGTCATAACATTCTCATCACTGTACGGCTGACGGAGCTGGTTGTATGCCTTTGGAGAGAGGATCAGAGACCGTGCCTTAAAAAGACCATCATTTTCAACAGTCTCCATTCCACTTCTGAGGTCTTTCAGGATGTTCTGTGGAGTTTTGTTTGCCCATAGTCTCTTATTAGCATCGGTCGAACCGGTTCCAGTCGTTGCCACGTTTTCTGAGGTACCGAGATTCGCACCATAGAAAGAGGAGTCAAACAGACCCTTGATTCCGTATTCAGTATCACCGACAAAGGTCAACTTGTTTTCTTTCTCCATGATAAATCTTCGGGCACTTTCAACGCGGAGAGTGTCAAGCTGTACAGAAGGACCCTTGCCGAGTGCTCGCTTGGCTGCAATCGCTTCCTGTTCAGCAATAGTCCACCTAATACCGGTTACGATATCATACACACGCTGTGTGACACGCCCACCCTTCTCATTTACAAAGGGGATGTCTTTTGAGCCGCCGCCTTTGGCAAGAATCTTCGCAGAACCTTCACGCTGATAATAGTCGTAACCGATCTCTTCAGCGTATGAAGCGTATGATGTGTTCAGCCGAAGCAAAGTTCGGGCGACCATTTCCTCTTCACGAGGAGTGTATAAAACGTTTTCTATCTGGAGAAAATCGTCATTTGTAAATAATGAGTTTTCAAAAATTGCCATCTATATAGCCTCCTTAGTCCGCACTGACCGAAAACGGGGGATTTAGAAACAGAGGAACAACGCCGCTTGCGGAATCGCCTCTATATTCTGCGCCAGTCAGTACAACAGTTTTACCAGAATCGGAAGTTGTCGCAAAAGAACCAGCGACCTTCGTACCATCTGCGGTATGACGTATCCGTACAGTGTCGCCAACCTCAACAGACTCTTCAACGTAAACCATTATAACGCCTTGATCGAAAACAGACACGGGATCATATTGTTTATATTGCGAGTTATCAAGATCATCTGCCTGCGTTGAGTATGCACCAACGCCAACAAACGTCCCAGTAGCTGCGCCATAAATTTTCACTTGCTTTTCAGGATCGGTTCCGAGCATAACAGCACGGCCAAATTTCAAGCCATCCTCTTCTGCCACATACGATCTGAGATTGTTAATAGGATTATGTTCATATACTTCACCGGGGCCAATGACCTTCGATGTGTATAGTGATTCCTTAGGTATAGTCATTACTTGACCCCCTTATACATATTCTGTAATTTCATTCTTTTTTCTTCGACTGAAGACCTGTCAATTTTCATCGTTGACTTTTGCATTTCGTTTCCCTTTGGCATGTTTGCACGAGCTTTCAACAGGTCAATAGCTGCGTCATATCGAGCGTTAATTATCTCGTCAGAAAGACCATCAACTTTGATACCGTCTTTAAATGGCAGACCTTTAGAAATTATCTGCATTTTGATTTCCTTTGTGCTCAATCCATCAACTGCAATCTCTTCGTCCATAGCTTTAGCGGCGTCAAGAACCTGTGCCTTTTCCTCAGCCATCTCATCAGCCATTTCCGGCACGGCCTCTTCAAGCTGTGAATACTTTTCTTTCCATGCCATGACCTCAGCCTGTAGGTTTTCCAGTTTCGCCATCAGTTCCTCTTTTGACGCTTGACCTTCAGGGTCCGGGATTGACGGTTGTATTTGTGCCAGCTCTGATTTCAGCGATTCAATCTGATCCTGGTCTGCTTTGATTTGATTTCTCAGCGTCATGAGCTCAGAATGGATTTCTTGAGAGACTGCCACGTCCTTACTGCCGTCAAATTTGCGGTATGAAAATGATTTGTTGGTATCGTCCGGCGTGCTGTTGCCTGCGCCAGCTGCGATGTTAATATCAGACATATTTATACCTCTGTCTACATGTATTTTTGTTGCTCCACCTGACCGTGCTATGTCAACACATGCCAGGTGATTTATTTTAATATTCTTCTGCTGTGCATCATATTTTTTCCCGTCATAGACTCCGCTAATCATGTGAGTGTCACAGATAAAACCAATTGACACCGAATCCTTTTTTTTCTGTTTTATTTCCTCGATCAAAACCGGGTCATAGATCGTGGCGAGAGCAACACCGACGCCGTTTTCAATTTTTGGCTCAGAAATATTCCCTTTGGAAAATTCCTTGTAATTCTGTGAGTCTACAAATATATATTTTCCTTCGGAGTCTGTCGGGTGGTCGTCTGTTATCGGTGCGCCTGCTGCGGATTGTATCGTTGACTGTGATAGTATGTCTTCGGGGAGCTTCGCCTCTTGACGGAAACCGTCGGCGTATAGATATGGAAAAACGCCAGGTACTGCAAACGTAACCCTGGCTTTCAGAAACCCCTCTCCTGTCTCAATCACTTTGAGAGGAGCGCGATCAAACCTTAATTCTTGCATGTACTATATATACATAGAAACCACGCAATCGGTCAATAGTATTATTTTAGTATATTCTAAAAAGTTGTGAAGCCATAAGAAATAATAGGAAGTTTTTACTCAAACAATTTTTTGTCAATCGGATCATAGACAAGATTCATCGACTTTCTTGTTTCCTGTAATTTATCCCAGGACTTTCTGAAATACTCTGGGTCGTTCAGGTACTCTTTGTATTGTTTGATCTGATTGTGTCCGTCATTTATCCCATAATTTTCAATAAATGCCTTTCCAATTTTTATCTTTTTTTTTAGGACTTGTTCATAATCACGGTTCGGAAAGTGAGCAAAAAATATCTTTTTGGCATCAGCAATCTTGTTTCTCTTCGCCGTTATAAGATGATGTCCTATTCCCATTTTCATGCCCGGCGACCATTTAACAATAACTTTTGACTCCTTTCTCGATTCAACCTGTCGGTGTGTCCAGTCTGTAAAATAGTTGTCAATCGGTGAATCGTCAACAGGGTGATAGTCAAACCATCTGCAATTGATATATCCATATGCGTTGTTATCATGATGAGTGAAGCAATCTTGTATTGTCAGTCCGTCTGGTATTTTTATTATTTCATCGGCGTCAACTGGCAGTATCCATTTTACACCACTTTTGTAAATCTCATTACATCGAGATGTAAATATTTCGGACTGATTATATCGTATTTCGTTGTCTATTTCTGTTTTTACATTTGCGTTACTGTGAGTATTGATAAATCGCACTACCTCATTTTTTGTCTCTTCGTTTGAATTGTTAAACGTTATAAAAAAATCACGAACACCGATGTTGTAATAATAACAGAGATGATTATATATGAGCTTCTCTTCATCTGCGATCTGCGTTAAATATGCTACTCTCATAATTCTATATACGCGACCTGTGATCCATTAAATATATTAACCGTATGGTTTTTTGATATTTCTTCTGACAGATATTTGTTCACGCCAAAATCATGACCATTCCGTGCGTCATGCCATGCTATTATTTTAACGGTCTCGCATTCAAGGGCTTTTATTGTGTCTATTTTTACCCCGCTATATGAGTGATCACCGTCAATAAATATCATCTGTATATTATCGTACTTCTTGTAATCTATGTCATACGATGGGACATAATCAAATTGTACGTTGTTAAGATGTCTGGCATGCTTGCAGAGGTCGAAAAATTCAGCCCGTGCGTTCTGCTCCTTGTCTCCGATTCTGTTTTCCAGATAATCAACAGTGTATATAGTTCTATCTGGATATCTGACTGCTATTTCATACGTTGTTTTTCCGTACCACGTCCCGACCTCCATCATATTACCACTGACACGAGAAAGCAGGCAGAGCAAGGCACGTATATCGTCTTTTGTTGTTGGTCTCCGACCAAAGCTCTGTATTTCTATTTCAGGGTATTCAATTTCATTCTCAGTAAACATCACAATAGCTCCGGGTAAAATAGTTCAAAATCTTTTTTATACCAATATTTTATTATGTCACGTAGTTGCTCATCATAATATTTTTCATAGTGCATGTGATCGCTTGTATTATGTTTATCAAGTGGCAATACTTTTATGTCAAGCAATTTTGCAATATAATTATAATCGTCATTCAGTGACTCATAACGCCCGATATAATTACAGATACTTTTGTTGCCAAAATAAATCCACTTATACTGTGGCATAAAATGTATCTGGTTCATGACCGCCGGAAATGCGCGTTTTATAAACTCAGGGAAATTATCCCTGTACTGAGATATATAGTTTTTATAATCCATGTAATCATCAAAATTGTTTCCAAAGTTATTAAGATAGAAAAATGCAGATACAACTCTGTCAAAAGGATTCCTGACAAAAGTAAAAACAAAACTATCATAATTGTCTCGCACCTCATGATACAAGTGCCTGTATCCCTTGTCCCGTATACTATGTCCGTGCACTACAATGTCATCTGACAAAGACTTTATTATTGAGTTACCGGCGCACTTAGGAATATGTTTATATATAATCATCCCCGGTTTAATCTACCTGTTTCTTCTAACCAGTCCCTAAAGTCCTCGCTTTCTTGATGGAAGTCGTGAATATTTCTGTTTTTAATTTTAAAAATCGGCTTTATCGGCAACCGACCTTCGGGACCGAACATATAAAAGTTGTAGTTGTCAAAATTACGGTCTAGTATCTTTATGTTGTATTTATCCGGATTATACCAGATGTCACAGCCAGGTATTGGTATAAAAGCAGTACATGCCAGTATTGTATAGGGCACCCTCTTCAGATAATGCTTGTTAATTGCTATGGTTTGTGGAGTCTGAAACGGCGTCCTTATCATCATCAGTATTCTGGTGTCGTATCCGCACCTGTGCGACATTTCAAGCGCATTGACAATATCAGTATCGGTCTGTCTTTTATTCAGTCCAGATAAAACAAAATTATCGAATGACTCAACGCCGAACGACAGCTCTTTACATCCGGCGTCTTTCATGGCTCGCAACATTTCCATATCAAGCGGATTGACTCTGCATGAGATACGCCATGATATATCAAGCGGCCCTATCGCCTCGCATATTTCAAATACTCGTTTTTTGTTCGCCGTAAACATGTCATCTGAAAATCTAAATTGTGTAATCTCGTATTTTTCAATGACGTGTTCAATCTCTTTCTTCAGGTTTTCCGGGCTCCTGAACCTAGACCGGTGGTTGTGGGTCATAGAAGGCGCAGAGCAAAAAGCGCACTTGAACGGGCATCCTCTTGATGATGTTATTGTCGTAGTCTGTCCCTCACCGTGCTTTTTTCCGTATGCGAACACGTTTCCACCCTGATATTCGAGTTTCTCCCGTGCTGGGAAAGGGATACTGTCAAGGTCGCGGATGGCATCACCTACATATTTGCTTTTTATACAGCCATCATAAGCATCTTCCAGAATATCCCTGGTTACGTATTCCCCTTCTCCATAACAGACAGTGTCAATGTGTTTCGGCCCTGCCTCGTCAAAAGAGTACGAACCGGGACCACCGAGAACGACAACAGCGTTAGTGTATTTTTGTTTTATTTTTTCGGCGAATCTATCGGCCTGTAGTATTTCCATAGACGTTGCAGTTATGCCATATAGCATAGCCAGTGGTACGTCTTCAATTGCCTCATCGTCAGTATATGGAGCGTAGTTTTTCACGACAACATCTATATCATAACGTTCCAGCGATGCCGCTATATATAGCAATCCCAGGGGAGCCTGTGCATCTGGCTCCTTTAAAAATGGCTTAGGCAGGTATATAAGACAGACATCAATCACTTTCTGCGATCTCTCGTGCTATTTCAACACGTTTTTTGTTGACATTGCTCAACAACAAATTATCAATAATAAAATCACGGGAAAGGTTAAAATTCTTCTCCCTGAGTTTATCGTCCATCATGACACGCTTTAATGTGTCATAAAAATCACGCGGCGTTTGGTATGTTTCAATACCAGGCCTTCTGAACTCTGCTAGATCGGGGCCGACGTGACACGATCCTGAATAGATGCCCTCAATCCATGATATATTGCTTTTTGACGAGTTAAAATTGTTCATAACCAGAGGGGATATCTGTATTGATGGATTCACATTAGAGATATATTTCATATATTTCGGAATTGACATTTCTTCGATAACAAAACACGCCTTCATGAAGTCAGTAATATACCACAGGTCGCTTGCAATTTGGCCTCCAATAAATGACCACCCCCATTCTTTCTCGTGCTCCTCTGATAATTGAGACATCGCATGAGAGTATAAAATAAGGTCTTTCCTGTGAGTGTTTGAACCTCTCCAGTTTATGATCTTTTTTTGACTCACTTTTTCAGCCAACTTGAAATTATAGTCGTTAAAAGCGTTTTCAACAACAACTATTTTTGCATCGGTATATTTTTTGTAGACGTGGACAAGGGCCGGAGTCGTTACGCTCACGACGTCGGCAAGGCTCAGGGATTTCTTGATCGATTCAATCGTCTCTTTTTTCTTGTAATGCTCATACGCCGGATTCCATTCTGGTACATCAAACAGGTTATCGTCAAAATCAACCCATAGTTTGACATGGCAATCTTTTGCAATTCCGCAGATGTTCACAAAATCCGGGTCTTGTGGCCTCTCTAAAAATAATATGTCAGCATCAGCAATATAATTCCAGTCGATCTTGTCAATATGCTCTACATCAATATCAGCATCCAGGCGGTCAAGTCTCATAAATGGCCCCATGGTCCTGTAATAAGAACATGACCCAAATGGATATCGTACCACGAGTTTAATTTTTATCATTTCCATCACCTGTCAGTATTATTATGTTGTTCACCTCAGATTTTATCTGATCCAGATTTCCACCGATGACCGAGTCTGTCCGGTTAAATAGGTAACTCATAACCCTCTTGCAATATCCTGTAATTGCCCTGTTCGAGCAGTTGTATTTTGCCTCCATCTCTCGCTGTGAACATCCTCTGTAATAATCGTAAAACATTTCAAAATTGAATTTTGTCATTTTTCCCCCGGCAATACCGGTTCCGGAAAACATCTGCATCGATAGTCCTGACCAGGATGTTTCGCCCCCGGTTTTGACAGTAACCCAGTATCAATTGCCCCCCTGCCCCATGTAAATATCCGACCCTCTAACTCAGCATGGTTGTCGCGGACTTTATTGTCGCCAACTGTCAACCACCGATACCGTTCAATGCCTGAAGACTTTTGCGCCGCCATATTGTAATCAGCATACGCATTTCCGATTTGATCTTGCGCCCAAAATTTCGCTTTGTTCACGTCCTGCATTGTAAGGTCTTTCATGCTCTCTGTCATTGTTTTTAAAGACTCACCTTTTAAATAACCTTGTTCGGCTATTTTGTATATGTCATCAATATACTGGTTCCCGGCAAGTTCTACTAACTCTAAATTGGTTCTTTTGAAGTTCTCAACAAACTGCTTTGCAATATCAGTCTCACCCGCCGCCTCAATGTTTGCAATAGTTAATTTAAGCGTGACGTCTGAGATGTTTTTTTTCCGCTTGATTGTATTGATTGACTGCCTGTTTACCCATGACTGCACGTTCAAAAACATCTTTTCAAGCTGCCTTTCCATGTATCCGGATCGAATAAGCCGTTTTCGTATTCCGTCCATAAGAGAGTTAAGGAAAGCGGTAAAGTCCTGGTCAGCCCTTATGGTTCCCTGCTGTTTTATCTCTTTGCGTATTTTCGGCATCATATAACGAGACAACCGCAAAATAGCGTTACGGAATAACTTTTGATATTCCAGCTCAATATGTTCTGGATATTTATTCTTCGCCGACAATCTTGTTTATCTCTCGTTCGGTTTCAGTGTCAAAATCTTCAAGCTCTGAATAACGCTCATCCATTGAGCGTAATTCCTGCGATGAAACTTTGCCGATGTTAAAATCAATCTCGTCACGCTGTGACAGTTTAAGATCAACGTCAGCCTGGGAAAGCGGGTCAAGCTTCCACAGGCTGTTAAACTCGTACTTCCAATCAATTTCATTTATCTTTCCGTTGACAGCTCTATATATCTCACCGCTTTGCTCTGATATAATAATTCTAATCGCCTTATCTATTATTTCTCGTAAATGGTTTTCTTGATATGATGCTACCTGAGAATAATAATTTAGCGTATCATATTCACCGGCAGTGACAACTCCGTGTGCTTTCCCGAGTAAAATGTTTTTCGGTATGTTCGCCACGCCAGAGAGGTTGTCAAAAATAAAATCAAACACCTCTCTTATTCCGGAAACGTTGTATGTGAGCTTTTGAAAGTCCTCATCTTTTGTCAGAACAATAGAGGACAGAGTTGACATGATGTGCGTCAGTTTCGATAGTAATACGGCCTTTTTCTCCGGTGAAAGGTTTGCAACTAAATCGCTTTTGAAAATCTTTGTGGCCATGTCCTGAACGAGTGCGGACGTTGACCACAACGCTGAGTCCTGAGCAGATATGGCGTCAAATATCGTATCAATTACAGATATCCCCTCTTTATCCTCTGGTATAAAGTTGTTCACCAGCCACGAAAAACGTGACGGGTGGACCTCTATACCAGACACTAAAAACGTAAAATCCTTATAGTCTTTTTTCAGCGGCTCTGACTGATTGCGCTCTATGAGCGACACACGATCCGGGTTATCAATAACGTTAATAAAATCTATTTTGTTTATCTGCGATGACATCGGGTTTTTTAGCTCTCTGTCTGTCTGCGGAACATCTGCTATGAGACCGTAATATATCCACGACCCCTTGTTATACATTCGCGAATATCGGATCAAATCCCTTAGTTTCTGTTTGAATTTCAACTCTTCGAAACGTGTTTGTATCATGCGAGATATATTAACAGTGTCATCAAGGTTTGTCTCAATGGTTATCCACTCCCGGACCGCATCATTAGCAGGTATGTCTACTATGTTACGGATAAACCCGTTTGACCTGTATAGCTCCAGTTTTTGCGACCATGTTTTCATTGACCGTTTGCCACGTAAACGAGCGGTCCTGTCATCTGATGACCCACGATGTGTCAATGGATCATAAAGACC